TTTTACTTTCTCAGAATAGTTATCCAGATCATCTGAGCTTGGAGCTGCCTGCTTTTCTGGTTGCTCTTGCTTTTCAGCCACCACTTCAGCAGCACCATCATCATTCAGCTCGACAATGGCCTCTTGCTCATCCTCACCCACATTGAATTCTAACTGCTCGTTGTTTTGAACTTCTGCCATTGGAGTCCCCTTACATGTGCAATATGTTTTCGGGATCACTTATGACCCCAAGGATTTCATCATCGTTGAGGAGCCTAATTTCGCCCCCCTCTATTTGAATGCGTGATCCCGCATATCGACCAAAAACCACCCAATCACCTTGCTTGCACCACGGTCCATGCGGAAACTTTGACTCATCCGCATACGCTAAGTTACCCATCTTCAAAACATAACCAACATTAGTTGCTAACTGGTTTCGTTTCTGGGTTTCATCTGCAAGTACAATTCCACCTTTCGAGGTTTTGGCTCCTCGATAGGGAAGGATGGCCAATCTCCATCCTGTGGGTTGAGGGATCAAATCAAGCACACTAGCTTCAAGTTTTTCAGCATCAACTTTGCCGTCGTCCGTAAAGACTTGTTCAAGTCCTTTTCGCTCAACGTCTTTGTCTTGCTGCCACCGTTCTTCTAGCGCAGTCAATTTTCTTTTAGACTCCATACAGGCTCCTTAGTTATGGCTACTCGCTGCTGTTTCTCTGCAGCTCCCCGCGAACAACACTGTCCACAAGACGAATGCCTTCAAGTCTGCCCATTAGGAAACGATAACGCTCCATATCAGATACGCTTCCGCCCAACACAATGGCTTCTGTGTCTTTCTCTAGCTTTCTGATTTCTTTCAGAACGCGCTCGGCGAACTCTAGCATGGGTTATTCCATGAAAATGCAGCAGACGATTTACGCCATCGTCTGGAAGGCTTTAATAAATTTTAACTGGTTTGTTGCCGTCTTTTTTCTTCACAGTCTTAACAGGGCCTGCGGCCTTTTTAGACTTGCCTGCGGTGCTTAATGCAATGGCCACTGCCTGCTTTTGCGCCGCCTTTTTGCTCTTTGGCTTACTGGTGCCTATTTTACCCTTTTTTTCGTAACTTCCAACTAATTCGCTTATATTCTTGGAAACTACTTTACTACTTTTACCTTTTTTCAACGGCATTTGACTATCCTCTTGGGGCATAAATGCGTTCACGAGCAACGGCAGATCGCTCTGCGGCAATCTTTTCTTGGGAAGCGATACGCGCATCACTAGCCTCAGTATTAGCTTCAATTCGCATTTGCTCGTTGGCCAATCCTTGCTGCTTAAGTTGTGCGTCAATCTGATCTTTCTGAGCCTGCTGTGCCAGTTCCTGCTCTTTAAGCTTGACCACCGGATCAGTTTGATTTTGCTGCCCTTGACCGGAAAGCTCCATCTGCATCTGCTTCATTTCCATCATATATTGAGAGACTTTGATTGAAACCAGAGCTTCTTTCTGCATGTCAGAAATCATTCGATCCGGGTCGGTACCATACTGCTTGAACAGTTCTGCCTCGGTGTCTTCTTCGGCCTTCACTTTTATGTGCTCGAGGATGTGCTTTTGCAATCCTGCAGCAGCCAATGGGTTGGCTTGAATAAGCGGAGAAAGGCCCATCATAAGGTGAGACGCAATGTGCGAATCGTGCTGTTGACCTGCGTAAACCTTCAAATCCTTACCGTCAACCGCGTCAATGTTCTCACTGGCCGGGTCTTTAGGCATTTGGTTGGTCTGTACCTTAAGAATGCCGTCAATATCTCGCACATTCATAGCCTGATAGACCCGATAATAGGCCTCATACATGTTGTGCATCTGCGGGGCGCTTTGCGCCAACTGCAGTTGTGTCTGGGCGAGGGTAATTCGCTGTGCAGCAGAGAAGATATTGGGGTCAGCTACCGGCAACACGGAAACCATGTTGTTAAAATCAGCTCGCTTGATGCAGCGAGACGCGCCGGGGACTTCGTAAGGGTACTCATCCGGCAGATAAATGCCAAAGCCCTCAAAAAGCATCTCAAATTCTTGAGTCTGGGCGTAATAGAGGCGTTTGTGGATGGCAGACATGACCATTGACCCACGCTCTAATAGAGCCAGCGTGGTGCCCACAGCGGCCTGCTGGTTGCCCTGCCCTACCTGCATATCGGCTATGCTTGCAACACGCCTACCGGCGTCTACAGTGAAGCCTAGAAGGGCATACAGGGTCTGACTTGGCTCTTTGTACGGCAATGGCAATAAAGAACTGCCGATTTCAGCCCCACCAGCGTCAATATCTCGCCACTCGCCCGGCTGTATTGGATCATCGTCCGCTGCAATCCTTGCTCCCTTGGCCTTAAAGCCGGCAGGCAGGTTTGCAAGAGTGCCAGCGTCAATAAGTTGACGCAGGGCGGAGGTTGCTGTCTTAGCAAGGCCTCCAATCAGGTGGACAAAGCCTAATCCATAGGCTCCTAGCCCTTCTACAAGCACATAATGGACAAAACATTCTCGACGAAGCTTAAGTTCGTCGTTCTCCACCCAATTTCGTCGAATTGAGACGATTTTTCCACTGGCCTCATCCAGTGTTATTACGTATGGCAGCTTAATTTCCGTCGGTTTATTGTCTTCATCGACATCTTCGTGGCCCGGAATGTCCATATCGACATGAAATTCAAGCAAAAACAGCTCTTCTGGTTCTCCAGAAGCCTGTATTCCTGTGACTTTATCAATTGTTGCGCCTATTTGGTCGTTATTGATGCCTGAATCGTCTGGTTCTATCTCAGTATCCAAATATTCGCCGGCGAAAACGCGCTTTTTGAACTCATTGGAGTCCATTGCAATGCGGTGAGTGATGCGTCGGCACTCCGAAACAACGCTAGAGCCGTGGTAGGGAATGTAAAGATCGTCAGGAAGCACTAAACGGCTAACCATGCGGCCCACCTGAGCATCATAGTAGACCTTTTTGAAGGTAGAACCACCGTATCCGGTGTAAAACAGGAGCTGATCGAACTCCGGCGTGTACTCTTTCATCACCGTAGTGAGCTGATAGTTCATGAAATCCTGCACTCGAGAGGCTTGTTGGACCTTATCCAACGTCTCTTTGCCCAAGGTTTGAGTGCGGACGGGGCCCCCGGCTGGCATTAGCTCCTTAAACGCCTGTGCTTGAAACTGAACAATCGCCTCTGTCAACATAGGGTGAACAGCACTGGCCGCTCCACGGAAGGGGCGAGTGCGTTCTTCCATTTTCAAGCCCAACAAATCAAGGCCCTTGGCATAGGTGTCTTCCCATTCGGTGCGAGAACTTTTGTCTGCCTCGAAAAAGGCCATCAGGTTCAGCGAAATAACGTCCAAATCTTGCGAATCCATGTCTTCTGCAAGATTGTCGTAAAAGCCCTTCTCCATAGAATCCGCTATTTCAATCGAAACAGAGCCGTCTTCTTCTAGCTCAATCTCAATTTCTGGTCCCTCTTCCATTTCTATGTCGATCATTTCGCTAAGAGGAGCGGGATTGGCGACCTTATCTATAGGCATTTTTGTGTCCTAAATGTATTTACGGTTGTCGTGAGTCTGACGCTCTACGTTACCGCCGCGTTTAAAATATTTTGGGTTTTCCGCAGTGCTGCCCTTGAGCATGTGCTCTTGGCTTTTCAGAGGACGTGTCGTGACTTTTTTGGCTAGGACCAAGGGTCCTATCTGAATCACCTGCTCTGCAGTATTTACAGGCATTCCTGTGTTTTTGTCATAGAAGAAAGAGTGGCGATAGGGATTCATTCCAATCTGCGTCCACTCTGGGTCGTTAAGGTACTTCTCCGCCAGACCGCGAGCCTCTTCCACGTCCATATTGCGCCACTTGCCATTCATTCTGGCAAACGGTGCCTTATCTTTTTTGCCTGTCGCTACACCAAGTGCAGCGTCTGGATTGCTATTAAACTTCACGTCATCCAGAACCGCCACCTTTCCATAGCCCATAGACTTACCGCTAACACCAGTGCCCTCGTGTACGGATACAACCCAAGTATCGTAGTTGTTATATGCAGGAATATCTAGTCGAGAGCCAACTAGGGTGCCATCGGGGATTTCTTTGTTTAAACCAATTAGCCCCTTTTCTACCTTGTTTTTATCCAGCGCATAGGCTATTTCCTCAAAAGAGGAAATCTCGGGGACTTCGGTTATTAGTTCGATAGGGCGCAGCTCTTTTACTTTCTGAGCGTAGTCCTCTATGGATATTTTTCCAGCGTCTAGGTCTCGAGCAGCTTCAGCAAGTTCAGGCGTCTGTGTTTGCCTAAAGTCGCCCTTGTTGGCATTGCGCCACGCTTCACGCTGCTCTTCGGTGATTGACTTTACAAGGTTCAGTTCTTCGCCACCTTTGGCCTTGTTGGCTGGTGTATATGGGCGATCACGCACCAGCAAAACAGAAGTGCCATGCTCATCGCTCATGTTGACAGCATCATATCCAAGCTCTTTTGCCAACCTGCCGCGCTGCCTTTGCGCCTCCCATTGGTTTTCACCAACTTCTTCTCTACCAAATATCCTTGCAAGACTTTCTGAATCAAGCTCATCTGCCCGATCTTCCGCGACCGCCTTGTACCACAAATCAAAGTCTGGGCTGTCTGGATCAATACTGCTGTTTGTGCGAAGTATTGCAGCCTTTTGCTGCTCCCAAGGGAAATCGCTATATCCAATAAAGTCACCGCTCCTTGCTATCTTTTCAGGTGGTATGTCAAAAGAATATAGGCTCTCTCCGTGCGACGTAGCTGCGGCCTTGGAGGGACTTAAAAAGATGCCATCAAACAAGCCTTCATTTTCTTTTATCGCACCACTCAGTTTGCCGCCGTGATAATAAGTATCCACTGCTTCCTTTCCGGCCCCAGCCATCCTTGCCTCTTGGCTCATATCAAGAACGGCGTCCAAGGAGCCTATGCCCTTGGCTTCTGGTGATAACCGATTCAGCTCGTCTGTCTGTATCCTAACGGCATCGTCATAGTCCTTGGCGTATGGCACATTCTTGGCGCCCCCAAAGTACTCTGGATCATGAACAAAGAAAACTATATCCGGCTCGCCATTGTTGTATTCTCTAAAGGTGTTTTTGTCCCAGTTAGGCGGCGCAAACTCATCGTTCCACGGCAAACGGGCAACAGGCTTAAAGCCTACACTTTCATATATCTTAGGTAGATAAGTGTTAAAAGCGTCAAGTTTTTTGCCTCCTGCCTGAACCGCAGCTTGCAACATTCCATAGCTTCCTCTAATCGGCTCGTTAGAAGAAGCAAATACCGCAACAATGTCGCCGTCTGGCTTGATTGCAAACCCGCTGCCTGATTCTGTACGGAACAATCGAGCGTTCGCCAACTCTTCGGGAGATTTAATCTCAACCTGAGCCCCCATCGGATTGGACGCCATCGCCCGAGTCATGTCTGCATTATATGCTGCTGCATTGGTTGCTGAATCTACCTGTCTAATTACAGGTAGAGAAAGAGACGCGCTCTGGTATTGTGTCAGAGTATTCTGATCAGGGCTAAAAGTTAGAAGCCCATCGCCGCCATCTGTGCTGAGAGTTTCTCTCGTGTAAGGCCCGGATTCTCTGCCAAGATTTCGTCCATCAGCCCCTCCCGAAACTCCTCGGGTCGATTTTGCGACGTTGATTGCATCTCTGCGGAAGGCTGTGAGGAAGTCGTTTCTTCGTTGAGAAAGGGCGCCCCTACCTTGAATATACCTGACATCGCCTGATCTAAGGCTTCCATCGGGGTTGGCGTTCTCGAATTGTCTTGCTGCTTCATCTAATTTTCTCCTGTCTACTTCGGGCCTAGTATACCAAGGACCACTGACAGACTCGGTAACTTTAAACCCTTGAGGTATTATATCATTCGCTGGGCTTTTTACAAATGCCTCAAATTCCTTCTGCCGTTCAGGCGTCATTCGGACAATACTGCCGTCAGACAACGGATATTCGACTATGGGGCCTTCAATAGCTTGACGGTATGTCATTCCAGAGGAAAAAGTTCCGGGCTTGCCTTCTGTAACGCCTGCACCAATGGCTGTTCCGCTTCTAACCGCTTGAAGCGTGCTGTGTGAAACCCCTTGGTTGCCTTCAATCAACCATGTTTCCCAGTGCATCCTGCCAATAGAACCGTCTTGTGGACGACCTATCATCCTGTATGCCTGAGACACCGTGTCTCCCATGCCGTTTTCTAGCATTTCGGTCAGCATCAAGCCGCGTGGTCCTACCAGTATCTTGCTCAAGCCGCCTTTGTTTATGCCGTCATAAATGTTCTTGCCTTCATATCGACCGTCATCCCACAAATGGCGAGACTGAATTCGGTCCATAACCAGCATATCGTCTTTGCCGCCTACTAAACCTATGAAAGAAACAACCTTATTGTCTATACCGGGGTTATTTGTAAGCCGGAAAAACTGTCGTCTAAACTCCCGTCCGGTAACTTTAGGATCAGCTAAGGATTTGTGGAGCAGTGTGAGCGCTGGAGCGTTAGTGCCTTCTGCTGTTTGTGAAAGCGCGTAAAGCAGCTTGCCTGCTGCATTGGCATTCATTGTAACCTGTCTAGCCGGAGAGCCTTCTGGAAGGCTTTCTTTGACCATCTTCTGCCATGCAGGAAGATCGCTTTCAGTAAACTCTCCTCTGGCCGATTTGGCTATAAACGGCTGGGCCCTGTCTAAAAGATCAATGAACGCGGCTTCTTGCTGAACCGGGCCGGCACCCCTAGAAAGTATGCCCCACATAAACAACCTTCCGGTCATTTCAGGAGTAGCCACTTGGGAGTTGTATATGTTTTTTATTTGATTTACATAGCCAAAGCCCTCGTCAACAGTGGCCTTAAGCTCTGGTGTCAATCTATCCAGCTTGGCTGCAAGAAGAGAAGGATCGTTATTGTATTTAACCGCTTGGGACGGCGGCGCCGGTAAATAATCCCCGCCAAAAGCTTCTGCTTCTGTGGCTTTCCAACTTTGTTCACTGGTCAATGCGTCAGGATGCCTCGCAATTGTGGCGTCAATGTTGGCGATCACTGCGTCTTTGTTTTTTGGTGTAAAACTCTGAACAACAGGCGTTTCTGCTTTTTGGCCAGTTCCTTCTACCAAAAGCTCTGGAGGAAGTGCGTGACCCTTAGCGTTCTGGTCAACAACCCCTATCCTCATTGCTTCGCCGTCTACCGGAGGGACATCATCAGCCACGCGGGGCGGCGCTATTGCCTCTGTCGTAGGCGTGAGCTCCTCCAGCATCTGCTTGGCTGCACCCTTTCCGGCTTTTTCCAATGCCTGATCCGCTGCCGCCTTTGCCGCCCTCTTAGCTCCCCGTGCTCCAGCCCCTGCCAACGGCACAGTGCCTGCAGCAGACATCGTAACTACCTGACGCAAAATGCGGGCAAGCTCATGGTCCCCCGCCGCCTCTGCCTCATTGGCCAGTTGCGAATACTTCTCCGCGTCTAACGCAGAACGTACCTCGCCTACAACAGGCGTCATGTCAAGGGCAAAACCAAGTGGGTCCTCTTTGGCTCCCTCGTACATCCCCCTGCCAAGCGACGCTACATCAGAACCAAATTCACGCAGCGGCGACTCACTGGCAGCTATGTCCCTGCCATAGTTATAAACCGTGGTGGGAATCTCCTTAGCCCCACCAAGGATGTTTTGCAACATAGTATGGCTCTCGGTCCGTGGTCCTTGATCCTCGGACGGTCCCAACCGGCTCCAAGCAATGCCGCCGTCGGCATACGAGGCCAGCGCATCCTGTGCTGGCCTAACGGACTTTTTTACAGACTCCTCCGCTAACATCCGGTCCAGCTTGGACACCGGACCACCGTCCTTAAACGGTTGAACCCGCAGGTCCACCGGCGTCACCTTATACATGCCTGTTTCTTGGTCAATGTAAACAGGTGCAGGAGACCCGGACCCAGAACCACTGCTCGCGGCTTGAGCAGGAGCTAGCGCCTTTTGGAACTGTGGGCCTTGAGCCTGCCTGTTCTGGGCAAAAAGCTGGGACTGGGAGGGACCGTAGTAAAGGTCAGAAGCTCCTAACAAAGAACGCGGCCTGCTCGTTACAGAAGGTGGGGTCCAACTCCAGCCGGAACCCGTAGCAGAAAGCAGCTTGGCTGCGGGTGTATAGTCATAGCCAAAGCCTCCAACCGCCGTCCGTGGCGCGCTTTCTCGGAAAGCTTCATCCAATGCAGGGGCACCCTTCTGGTAGATGTCCGCGCCCCCCTGCTGTTGTGCAAAGGCGGCAGGGTCATAAACGGTTGTAGGAGTGTACTGTGTAGTACTGGGCTCATACACTGTTTGGCTCGACGGAATAGTTGGCTCGGGTGGGGTCAACGGGAGCGTGGGTGTAGGTATGACAGGTGCAGGCTGCTGCACATTGAACAAGATGCTTGGGTCTATCCCAGTGGCAAGAAAATCTTGAAGCGTGTATCCGCGCTCGGTAGCAATTTGCTGCATTTCCGCACGCTCTTGGGGAGTAATGCCGTCCTCGGCGATTCTAGCTACATAGTCCTTAGCCTGCTGCTTCAGCACTTCCACGCCGTTCTGGCCTTCTGCTGAAATCCTCGCTGCTTCTGCAGCCAGAACAGGATTACGGAGGTAGGCGGACTCCGCTTCACTGGGCTGAATGAGTGTTTGAATATCGGGAGAGCTGGTTACAGTGAATATCTTATCTAGTACTTTCTGCCCCACGCCGGCGTTAATCAGGTCAGTGGTGCTGATCCCAGATTCCACCATGATGTTATAGGCATCAGCGCCCGTCGGCGCGTCGGTATCTGCAAGGTATTTTTGCGCTGTGTCGCGCAACCATGCGTAATATTCTTGGATTCCCTCGTCTCCACGAGCAGCAGCACCCCGATACGCATCGGAAACTTCACCGCCATCAGCCATACGAATGGGGAGACGAGCCAACATGGCCCGCGCTGAAAGGTCTGACATAAGGGCGTCCCCTTGGTGTTAAGTACTTGTTACCATTCTACTTCAATAATATTCAGGCACAAGCCCATCTTTTAAAACATGTTCCTCGTCTTCGTCATCCTTCAATGCAATAAAATTCCCTGCGCGGAACCGCATTAGCGCTTGCGTCGTACTGTCCACCATGTCGTCGTTGTCACCATTCGGGAAGGCCGCGCACTCTTCAATCAGCTCATCAGCCCAGTCCGTGTCAGGTGCCCACACCATCCCTGATTCAAGAATCGGCGCCACAGAGTTGGCTCGAGACACCTTGTCCTGCCCTGCTCGTCGGCCACCGGGTGAATACATCGTGACAGGAATGCCCATGCGCCGCAGCTCCTGCTGAAGCGTGATCCCCGTTGCCTTGGCCTCGATCAATACGTTGTCAGGATGCCAGTAGGTGTACTGCTCCTTGGCCACTCGCTTAAGCTCCGGGAAATCCCAGCGGCCTCGCCTCACGTCTACCAGTAGCAGGGCAGGGCCTCCATCCTGCGTAGGGTAGAACACGCCCCACGTGGTAATGACAGAAAAGTCCGCCGTCTCTTTTTTGGAGTAAGCTGTATCATACGATTGAATGATGTATTCCAGTCGCGGAGTATAGTCCTTGTCCCAACGCTGCCAGTACTCCCGCTTGAGTATAGCGCCCTCGTCAGCCGTAGGACGCTGCTGGTACATGGCGTTCCACTTCTGAACGGACAGTGATGCTCGGACCGCCTTCAGCTCTTCCAGTTTCCAGAATGAAGGCCACAGCGGGCGCTCGTTTTCCATGTTCTCGTCAAAGATTGCCGGGAACTCAATTACCTCCCACTGGTCTGCGTTGTGGCTGGTTTGCGCCTTAAGCAGTCGAGCCGTAAGGTCCTTCGTCCCCCACCGCGTCATTACAATAACCACCGCACCACCCGGCTGCAGTCGAGAGCGTGGGCCAGAGGTATACCACTCCCACGCATTGTCCAACGCCAGTTGCGATTGCGCGTCCTGC